GTATTCGCTTCTTCGGCTATGACCCGTGGAATGCCACACAGCTTGTGAACGAGCTTGAAGAGCAGGGCCTTACGGCCGTGAAGGTGCCGCAGAGTGCGGCCAGGCTGAATGATCCCTCGAAGGCTATCGAGTCCGCTCTAGCGGGCAGGGAATTGCACCATGGCGGGCATCCGGTGCTTCGTTGGATGGCGGATAACGTCGAGCTTGACGTGACCGGAGACGGTTTGGTGAAGCCTTCTAAGGCGAAGTCGGGCGAGAAGATCGACGGCATTGCCGCTCTCGCTAACGCGTTCTTCCTGACTGCCCTCCCGGCAGACGAAGAGGCGCATGTGACCTTCTTCAACTTCAACGAAGAGTATTCGGACTCTGAACTAGAGGCTCTTCTTACTCCTGCCACTCGGCAGGAGGAACGGGAAGCGTACTTCTTCCCTGACGACGATTAGGAGATTCATGGATCGGCCCAACGTGGGCCGCTCCCTCCGTAACGTCGCGTCTTCCTTTGTCCCGAACGTCTTTCAGGTTGGCAGTCTCGGCTTCATTGCCGTTGGTGCCTACGACGTTGCGCGCCCTCTTGGGCACTTCGCGGTGGCCGTGTGCCTCGGGCTTATCGGTTACGCCACGGACGGGGGTAAGCGGCAGTGAGCCTGTTTACACGCATCGGAGAGATACGCGCGGCCCTCGGGGGCCTGGCTTCCGATTGGGAACGTGACGTCGAGTCGTTCGGTACCCGGACGGCTTCAGGCCGGAAGGTTTCTCGCCGGTCGAGTCTTCAGATGGTCGCGGTATACGCCTGTCAGTCCCTCATTGGTGACGCGGTCGCGTCGCTTCCGGTGGACCACTACACGACGATTAGCGGCCGGAAGGAAACCTTCGCCCGGTCGCCACAGTGGGTGAAGCAACCCAACATGTACCAGACCTCTTACGAGTTTTGGTTCCGGGTAGTTATCAGCCTGCTGTCTGACGGTAACGCGTTCATCTTCACTGGTCGGAATGACCGTGGCGAAGTGCAAAACCTGTACTGCCTTCACCCTGGGAACGTCCACATTCTTGACGGCCCGTTCGGGGATAACCGGTACGAGGTTTCAGACGACCACGGCAACATTCAAGGCGTCTTCGATCGGTCGCAAATCTTGCACATTCCGGCCTTCACGGTTCCGGGTGTGAGTCGCGGCCTGTCGCCTGTCGACACGGCCAGAGAGGCTATCGGCCTCGGGCTTACGGCCGAGGAATTCGGTTCGAGGTTCTTCGAGCAGGGAACGACGATGGCCGGCGTCATCGAGCATCCTGGGGCCCCTCGGCCGGACGAAGCGAAGCTTCTCCGGGACATGTTCCGGAAGACGCATGCGGGTGTGAAGAACTCCCATTCGGTCGGTGTGCTGACTGGTGGTGCGACCTTCAAGCCGATCACGCTTAGCCCTGAACAGGCTCAGTTCTTGGAGACTCGGCGATTCCAGAAGGCCGAGATTGCCCTTCTGTATCGCGTGCCCGCGTATCTGGTCGACTCCTCGGTTAGCTCGACCTGGGGAACCGGTATCGAGGAACAGAACAAGTTCTTCGTAGACCAAACGCTAATGCCGTGGATTGTGCGTATCGAGCAATCGGTATCGACCTTCCTTCTCCCTGGCCTTCAGTACATCCGGTTTAACGTCGACGCTCGACTTCGAGCGAAGACGAAGGACCGTTACGAGTCCTATCAGACGGCACTCTCTAACGGCTTCCTGAACGCCGATGAGATTCGGGCTATGGAAGACCTCGGCCCCCTGCCTAAGAAGCTCGGTCAGCGGTATTACAGGCCGCTGAATCTGGGTGTTGTGGGCGAAGAGGATAAGGCCCCGAAGGAAACGAAGCCTCCGGCCGGCACTGACCCCCTGGCCCCGCCGAATCCCCCGGTTGATCCGAACGCGGACCCGAACGCACAGCAGGACCCGAACGTAACGGATCAGGGGAACAAGGATGCAAATGGAGCGTAGGGCGGTCCCTACAGAGTTCGAGATTCGGTCCGAGGGCGGGAAGTTCAACTTCTACGGCTACGCGCTGAAGTGGGATGCCCGTTCCTCGAACCTCGGCGGCTTTCGTGAGCGGGTGGCCATGGGTGCCACTTCCGACAGTATCGGCCGTGACGACATTCGGGCTCTCTTCAATCACGACCCGAACATGATCCTCGGTCGGAACCGAAGCGGCACGCTTCGCCTTTCCGAGGATTCCGAGGGCCTTCACTATGAAGTCGATATGCCTGACACGACTTATGCGCGTGATCTGGCAACCGCTATGGAGCGTGGCGACGTTTCACAGTCGTCTTTTGGCTTCAAGGTAAGCGGCCCCGAGGGCGATACCTGGGCCGAGGACGAAGACGGTTTTCCGCTTCGCACTCTTCAGAAGGTCGCTCTCTTCGATGTCTCGCCGGTGACTTATCCGGCGTACACCGATTCCACTTCCGGAGTCGGTTCCCGTGCCCTCGCTTCTCTTGCTGAGATGCGCGGGATTGCAGTAGCGCGGCTGGATTCGCCGGAAGCGATCCGGGCCGCTATTCGAGGTGACGAGACTCCGACGCTAAGCGAAGCGCGGGCCGTTCCCCTCGATCTGTACGACAGAGACGGCGAAGCACTCGCGCTCTCGATTCGTGCAATGCGGCTCTAGGTCGCCTTTTTTTGGCTCCGAAACTAGTATTGGGAATAACTATGGATTTCGCTGCACTGGCGAATGCCGCGCTCGAAGAGCGCATGAAGCTGGTTACCGAGCTTCGTTCCGTCGAGTCTGACTCGACCCTGTCCGACGCTGAGAAGCGCGAGCGTGTCGAGCGCATTGACCGTGACGTGGTCCGGCTTGAGGCCGAGGCCCGAGACGCGGTCGAGCGTGGCGAGCGTGAGGCGGAGGTTCGCACCATTGCCCAGCGCGCGGGCGGCCTGGTCCTGCCCGGTGCCCCCGAGGGCCGTTCCGGTGAGCGTGACGAGGCTTCAGAGCTTCGCTCTCTCGCGCGCGGTGAGGTTGCGGGCGTCGACTTCGACCTTCGTACGGCGACCAGCGGCACGGCCGCGAACGCCGGTAACACCTTCTCGAATACCTTTGTGGCTCAGGTCATTGAGGCTATGCGTGTTCGGTCCGACTTCTTCTCGAAGGCTCGGGTTCTCACCACGGGTTCCGGCGAAACGATGGAGTGGCCGGTCAAGAACGGTCGCCCGACCGCTGCGCAGGTTTCCGAGAACGTCGCGTACGGCAAGTCTGACGAGTCTTGGTCGAAGACGAACATTGGCGCCTATAAGTACGGCGTCATTGTCGAGGCCACGAACGAGATTGTCGATGACTCTCAGCTCGACATCCTCGGCATTCTCGCCCAGGACGCGGGCGAGGCTGTCGCCGATAAGGTCATGGCTGACCTTCTGGTCGGTAACGGCACCGGTAAGCCGTGGGGCTGGATCACCCGTTCTACGGGTTCCGTCAACGCCGCGAACCTTGCGGGTGTCTCCACTGACAACCTGATCGACCTTCAGCACTCGATTCTTCGCCCGTACCGGAAGAACGCGGTCTTCATGACCTCGGATTCTGCGGTTCAGGGCCTTCGGAAGCTGAAGGACACGACCGGTAACTACATTTGGCAGCCTTCGCTTCAGGCGGGCGCCCCGGACACCATTCTCGGTACTCCGATTCTGACTGACCCGAACATCGTCACCTCCGGTGCCGGTGCGAAGGTTCTCGTCTACGGCGACCCCTCGAAGTACCTGATTCGACAGGTCAAGAACCTGCGAGTCGTGCGCTCCGACGAGTACGGCTATGACCGTGACGTGGTCGCCTTTAAGGTGACGTGGCGTGGCTCCGGTGACCTCTTCGACACCGCTTCCGTCAAGGCTCTGACCGTTACCGCGTAATGGTCCTCGGCTCGGCCCCTTCGGGGGCCGGGCCGGTCCTGTCTTGAAGGGGTGTTCATGAAGGTTCGAATTCTTGAAAGCGGGTCCGGTCTTCTCGATGGAGAGCCGTTCCCGAATGTTGGCGATGTGGTCGAGCTTCCTTCGGGACTGGCCGTGTCGCTTCTGAATGACAAGCGCGCTGAGATCGTGGCCGGCAACGCCGCTGAATCGCGCGAGACGGCCGCTTCTGCGGCCCCTGAGAAGCGGGGCCCTGGTAGGCCCCGCAAGACCGCGTAAGGGGGCACTGTGCGGTTTCTGAGCGGTAGGGCCGTCACTCTGTCGCACGTCTTCCTAGACGACGAGACACCTATGGTCGTCCCTTCTGTTTTGGTGACCGTGCGGGATGCCCTGGGGGCGACCGTTTACACGGGCAGTGCGACCAGCTCGGGGACGACGTGGACGGCCAGTCTTCCGGTACAGCCGGAGGGCGTTTACACGGTGTCCTGGGTGGCCGGCACAACGGCCGCGGATCAGGACCGCTTCGAGGTTGTCGGGGGGTTCCTGTTCACCCTGCCCGAAGCGCGCGGGTCCGACATGGACCTAACGGACGCTACGCGGTTCCCTACAGCCGAACTACGCCACTACCGCGAGGTAGTTGAAGACGAGTTCGAGCGGATCACGGGGCGATCCTTCGTGCCGCGTACGGCACGCGTCGAGGTCGAGGCCGACGACACGTCGAGCCTGTTCCTGGGCTACTTCGATGTGGCCGCCCTGGCGGCCGTTGAAGGCCCCTCTGGGCCCGTCGACATCGCGGGGTGGGCCGTCGACTCTGCGGGCTCCGTTCGGGCCCCGTACGTCCTGACAGACGGCGACCGGTACACGGTCACGTTCGTCTACGGCTTCCCCCAGGTCCCCGAGGACGTGAAGCGGGCCGGTCTTCTGCGGCTTCGCTCTCTCCTGACTGCCGAACGGTCCGGCATCCCGGACCGCGCTACGGCCTTCGTCGCGGCCGAGGGCGGGAACTTCACTCTGGCCACGGCCGGACGGAACGGGTACGAGACGGGCCTTCCCGATGTCGACGCGGTTCTGAAGCGGTACACGTACCGCATTTTCTATGACGTGTTGGGGGTGTCGCGGTGAGTACGAATGCGTTCGCCGCTAAGGCCGCCCTACGGGACATGATCAAGGCTCTTCCGGCTCTTGCGGGTTATCAAGTCACCTGGGGCTACCCGACCAGGAACCCCGAGCGCCGTTGGGTGTTCGTCGGTGAAGTCATGTGGCCCGATTCGCAATGGGTGACGAACCGAAGCCGTGAAGAGACCTTCGAGGTCAGCGTGATTGTGAACGCGCAGATTTCCGGGGCCACGGCCGAAGAGGTCGAGAACGAGCTTCAGCGCATGGCCGCCGGTATCGAGGACGGCATGAAGGCGACACCCAATCTCGGTATTCAGTCCGTTGTCACTACGGACTTCGTCCCTAAGAAGCTGTCTAGCTTCCCCTCGGATCAGGTCTATGAAGGCCAGTTCGAAGCGATTGTTCGTGTGAAGGCGAGACTCTGAATTGAAGACCCTTGTGTATGACGGCCCGTACGGGGCCGTAGATGTTCCATCCCTCGGCATTACTGCCGAACAGGGTCAGCCTGTCGAGGTCGCCGACGACGAGATAGCGTCGGCGCTTCTTCGCCAGGGGTGGCAGGAAGTTAAGGCGAAGAAGGAGACGGCTAAGTAATGGCCACGATTTTTGATCAGTACATCGGTGTCATCGACGAAGTCGCCTACGGCACCGCAATTCTTCCGACGAAGTTCTTTGAGTTCACCGACGAAGGTATCGAGGGCAAGTACGAGCGGATTGATTCCGAGGGTATTCGTCCGGGTACTCGGGTGCTTCGAAGCGACCGCTTCGCGGTCAACCCGAAGGGCGCCGAGGGTGACGTAAAGATGGAAGTTCAGTCCTCGGGCTTCGACTTCTGGCTTAAGCACATGCTGGGCGGAGTCAGCGCCGGTACCCCCGCTGGTGGCTTCACCACGTACACGGCAACGCTGGGCGACCTGAACGGCAAGAGCTTTACGGCCCAGGTGGGCCGGGTGGACAACACCGGGACCCTGACCCCGTTCACGTACGAGGGTGGCAAGGTCAAGGAATGGGAGCTTACGAACGCCGTTGACGAGCTTCTGAAGCTGTCCGTGACTACGGACTTCGCTAAGGAAACCATCGGTGCCGGCTCCGGGGCCTATGCGGCGGCCACGCCGACTTATGTCGCGAATACGAAGCTCTTTAGCTTCGCTGGTGGCACGGTCACTGTCGGGGGTTCTGCCTTCCAGATCAGTGACTTCTCCCTGAAGGCCAGTAACGGCCTGAAGGATGACCGCTACTTCATCCGGAACACCGGTAAGAAGAGTGAGCCGCTGGAGTCCGAGCTTCGCAAGTATGAGTGGTCGATTAAGGGTGAGTTCGGCGGTACGACTCAGATCAACCGCGTTGCGGCCGCTATCGCGAGTGGTGCTGTCGCTGACATCACGGTTCTTTGGGATGGGCCGGACAACTCTCAGTTCAAGGTTCAGATGCCCTTCGCTCGATTCGACGAAGGCCCGGTGTCCGTGGGCGGCATGGACGTTGTCTCTCAGGACCTTTCCGGTATCGCCCTGACGGACGGTACCGCGTCCCCCGTCACGATCACCTATAAGGCTCTTCAGTAAGGGCTG